ATCTAGAGAACACCGTGGAACAAGTCACCCAACTTGTTCGATGGCTGTACCCCAAGATTCGACGTCAATCCCCGATCGTGTATGCACTGTCCTGGACAGGCGTACTTGATCGGTTGGATCAACTAATCCTGAGGGCCCCGGTTCCTACTGGTACTTCCAGTAGGCCGAGGGCTTTGGGTTCGGTTGAGGTGAGACGGAGGGTGGCCGCGAAGCTTTCGCGTGCGGCAGCACGTCTTAGGGTTGTTTTGCAATCCTTCGATGTGTGTGTCGCAGCTTACGCAGAGCGACCACTCTCCGACAGAGGAGTCGATCGGGGCCTGACCTTTTGGCGAGGTCAGGTTCGGAACTGGCTCGTGAAGACCGCCGCGCACCAAGGCGTAGAGGCAGCGGCGTCAGAGCTCAAGAAATTGAGTTCTGACTGCCGCTCAGCGTGGGTACTCGAAAGACCACCCACGCACTTCCTCTTACGCTCTTGTCCGCTTCGCCACCGTCGTCGTCCCGCCTTGTGGGCGCAGTTGTCCTTCCTAGGAAGGGCCCTGCCCCACGGCGCGGCGCGTAAGGTTCGAGAGAGTTTGGTTACCCATAAAAGGGACCTTACTTCTCTCTTCACGACTTCGCCCTCTCGGTTGGTTTCCCTCCGAGAATGGACGTCATCGTGGGCTAAGCAGTACCTCCCTAAACGTCCTCATCTTTCCCAGACGATGGGCTCAGTTTATTCTGAGTCCGCATCTGTTCGAAAGACTCGACGGGAAGGGGGTTTGGCGGCGGATCTTCTCGAGCTTCTCGGGGAGACGCAGATGGTCGACGTTCCTTGTCCTGACTGGGCACCCCACAATGCGTGGGACCTAGTCTTGGCTGAGGTTCGTCAGATCATTGCGGCCGTCCAGGAGACCGACTACTTGCCCTGTAAAGGGCGGGTAGCCGTTGTCACCGAGCGGGGCCTAAAGGTTCGGATCGTTAGCGCGATGGCGCGTAACGAACTGATCCTAGGTCACCTTGCTCGGCGACGGCTTTTCCTCGGGCTACGTAAGTGGCCCTTGGTAAAGGTCTCCATAGACGGGTCTCCCCGGGACGTTGGTGCTCAACTCCTTGGGTCCACAGGTCTTGTCGTGTCCTCTGACTTGAGGGCCGCCACTGATCTAATTCCCCTTGACGTCGCGAAAGCGATTGTCGATGGGCTTGAAGACAGTGGTCGGCTCCTCTTCGAAGAGGTCCTGGGGCTCCGTCTTTGTACGGGGCCCCACGACTTGACCTGGCCGGACGGTTCTTGTGCGGTCACGAGTCGTGGCATCCTGATGGGTGTCCCGACCTCGTGGTCGATCTTGAACCTGTACCATGGTTGGTGTTGGTCGGGGGCGTTAGCCCTTGACCCCCTTCCACGGTCCACCAAGGAGTCTGGGAACCCTACTCGGTCAGTCGCCCGTATTTGTGGCGACGACCTTATTGGGGTCTCCAGTCCAGAAGGGATAGACGCTTATGAAGACCGATTGGTCTCCACGGGCGCTCAATTCTCCGCTGGAAAGCACTTCCGTGCTCCGAATCGGGGTGTCTTCCTCGAAGTTTTGTGGGAATTCCGGGGCGTTCGGACGTTAACCAGGCAGGGAGAGATCCCTATCTGGCGTACCGTTCGCCGAGGAAGAGGGGATGGGCACTGCCGTCGGGTCCGCTTTCGGGTGGACCAGTCGGTGGTGCATGAGTGGACTTCCTGCTCTGCCTCCGACTGCATTCCCCTTAGGGGGTTAGTGGCCGGTGACGGACCCCAATCGGTGGGCGTCATTGACGCCCCTGACTGGTGGAAGGCTGGGGTGTGTGAGTCGGCGTACGCTGACTCCTGCCCGAACCTTCGCAGGGTCTACTCCGCTGCCCGTACACTGCGGCCCTCCTTGCCAAGGAGGTTCGCGGCGATGGGCATTCCTCCCTTCTTACCTCGGGAGTTTGGTGGTGCGGGCCTTTTGGGCCCCCACCCTACCAAACTCGACGCTCCGGCTACCCACCGGAAGGCGTTGGCTTCACTCGTGTATGGTTCAGATCTCGGTGCACGTTCCAAATTCGAAAGAATTTGGTCGGATTCCCGACCTGGGCCGTACCGGGAAATGGCCAGTGGTGACACTGATCATTGCCTGGAAGCCTTCGCCCTACGGTGCGATCCGGACCCTGGCCCACCCTGTTGGGTGTGCCTGGGCGACCCTGAGGAGATCCGGGAGTCGTCGATTGTTCGTATGGGCCAAGCCTACCATCAGATGATGGGGCCTGACCCAACGTCGACGGCTTTCCCGAGTATCTTCTCGGTTGCCAAAAGGGTCCGGAAAGTCCGGGAGGAGCTCTTAGGGAAGTGGCGCTGTGCACATCCCCTAAAGAAGCCTCTCCCTGAGGTAGTTTCCCACTGGAAGCTTGTCCGGACGGGCCTACGATTGTGGGCTCCCCGGACGCTCCCAGACTTCGAGGAGACACCCGACTCAAACCACAGGTACAACGAGTACCTGTTGTTTGCCCGTGACTCCTCTTT